TCTCCTATTGGTTTTAAATAAAACTACTATCCCCTTGTTTTGCCGTTCAAACGGTATTGTTGTTATTCGGTATTGAATTAAATATTAATTGGTAATTTACTATTTCAATGGCTCGTTTTATTGCTGAACTTTGATTACATTTCCATTTTTCCATTATGTTTTTAAGCGTATTCATTTCTTCTGTGTTCATAGCAACGCATATAGTCTGTATTGTTTGTCTCATTTGGTTTTCCTATTTATTTAATATTATTAAGATGATATTAGAATATAATTATAATTATACTAAGTCAATATTTATTTACTAATTATTTTAAATAATATTGCAAAAATATTGTGTAGAGGTTCATAATGAGAGCAATTATTGCAAAGGAGATGCAAGGTGAAAGCAGAAAAAGGAAATTTGAATTATCCTTTCCGCAAAGCTACTCCCGAAATTATCAAAGCTATTCTCGCTTCCATTGAAAAAGGTACGCCGGTCAAATATGCAGCCTGTTCACAAGGCATTACTAAAACTCAATTTTATAATCTTATTAATCGCGGTACATGGGATTTAGAAAACGATAATGAAGATAGCATGTGTGCTAGGTTAGTTGTCACTATGAGAGAAATTGAGAAAAAAAGAATTGAATGTTGCTTAACTGACATATTGGCAGACTCAAAAAGCCATAAAGGTGCCGAATGGTTTCTTGAGCGAAGATATTGGCGTGAGTTTGGAACTCATGCTCAAGTTAAAGAATTATCTGAAGAAATTGAAGAATTGAAAAAGCAATTAAATGGAGCTAAACAAAATGGAAAAGAAGCCAAAGAAATTTATTCAGAAAATGAAGCTGAAAAAGGGTGCGCTTCATAAACAAATGCACATTCCTCTAGATGAAAAAATACCCGAAAAGAAATTAATTAAAGCTACCAAATCAAAAAAACCTCTTTTGGCTAAACGAGCTAGAGCAGCAGAAATGCTTAAATCTCTTCCTAAAAGAAAATAAGGATGATTTTATGGTTTGCACTGTCTGCAAATATCCGCATAGCCACGTTTTTAAAACTTGGAAATCACATGACAATTTAATTACTTATAGAAGGCATATGTGCACGAAATGTCTTTTTAGGTTCACTACAATTGAAAGACAAAAAGAATATAAAAGAAAAGGAGAATATGAGTTATATAGGGAATTAGGGAAATGAAATCGCTTTCACAATGCAAGCGTGAATTTGACCTTTTAAAAAATTCCATTTCTTCTCATTATTTCCAACATATTAAATTTGAAAAAGATAAAACGATTATTTATGCGCCGGACAAAAATAAAATATATGTTCCTTCTGCTACAGGTGTCTTGTTCCATGATAGCGATAATTTTGTCGACTTGGTCATGGGCCCTTACGGTAGCGGAAAAACAACAATGTGTTTGCAACGTATTGTCAGACAAGCTTGTTCAATGCCCTATTGGAGCTCAGGAAGAAGGCGATCAAGATGGGCGATCGTCAGAAATACTTCTGGTGAATTATATTCAACGACCCTTCAATCATGGCTTACATGGTTTTCAGATTTAGGCGATTTACATAAGCGTCAAAAGCCATTGCTTACGTATGAACATACCTTTAATGATGGAAATGGAATTGTTGAGCTTGAACTTATATTTATAGCGCTAGATAGAGAAGAAGATATTCGAAAGATCAAATCTCTCGAAGTAACAGGAGTGTATATCAATGAACTTTCAGAGGTTCCCCAAGGTGCTTTATCTCATTTTAAAGGTCGTGTTAATCATCGTTATCCTTCTCGAAGTTTTTGCAGCGATTATTATTGGTCTGGGATTATTGCTGATACAAATCCTTGCGACGTTGATCACTGGATTTATAGAGATTTTGAACAAAAAAGTATTGAATCATATCGTATATTTCACCAACCGGCGGGACTCATAAAAGTAGATGGTAAATGGAAAGATAATCCCGAATGCGATAATTATATAAACCTTCAGCATCAAGATAAAAATACCGGCCAAATGAAGTTTGACTATTATACAAAGCTCGCTGAAGGACAAACGGAAGAATTTATAAAGGTTTATTGCTTAGGTGAATATGGAAGCGTGAGCTTTGGTAAGCTTGTTCATGCTGAATTTAATAGTGATTTGCATGCAGTTGATGATATAGAAGCGATTCAAGGTGAGCCAATTCATCTTTTCTGGGATTTTGGATTAAGTCCTGCATGTTTAGTTTTGCAAGTATCACCAAGAGGTCAAATAAGAGTACTTAAAGAGTATCAAGGTGAAGATATAGGAATAAGAAGTTTTGCAAAAAATATTGTAATACCTTCCCTTCAAAGAGATTTTCCATATTGCAAGGTAGGAATATCTCGCGCCGATCCTGCGGGAGAGGCAAAAGATGAAATAATGGAAGAATTAAGCTGTATTGGTGAACTTAATTCATTGGGAATTGAAACACGAGCTGCTTATACGAATCAAATATCATCTCGTTTAGCCGCCGTTAAATATTATTTAAACATGATGATAGATGGTAAACCAGCTATTATTTTTTCAAAAAAAGGATGTCCAAGGTTAATAAAAGGATTCATAAAAGATTACATTTATAAAAGAGTAGCGATTAGCGGAGAAGAAAGATACAAAGATGATCCGCATAAAAATATGGCTTCACATCTACAAGATTGCTTACAATATGGATTGCTTGAATTTGCATCAAATGTAATTATGGAAAACAAAGCACCAAAAGAGAAAGTAAACATGTATAATCCGGTTATGAGAGTATTTAATTAAAAGGATTTAAATTATGACAATTAAAAATTTAAGATTGGATTTTTCCGGTCAATTAGATGCGCCCAGATATGGAAAAATGCTAACTACTGATACAATGGCCACAGCTACATCCGCCGGATATCTTAATAATTTTGTTAAAAGTGAAAATATACCCATTTTTACTACGGATGGTATTTTGGTGTCAGCAAGTGATGATACAAGAATGTGCAAAGTTATAATTACATCAGATTCTATTCAGCTTTCGGTGATGTAAATAAAATAATGATTAAAAGGAATTAAATTATGTCTATTTTAAGCTTAAAAATGGATTTTCCTGGATATTCTGGAGTTACTCCACGTGTAGGTAAATTATTTTCGAATGATCCAATAGCAACTGTAACATCTGCTGGATATATTAATAATTATGTTCGTGGTAATAATATTCCCATTTTTAAAACTGATGCTATGACTGTTGCAGCGAGTGATAATACAGTTAATTGCAAAGTTGTATTAACAGGAACATCCATTCAACTTGTTATACAGTAACAGTAGGTATTGGAGCTCGAAAGACTAGAAATCATGGGCTAGATCGAAGAGCCCCATCATTTTGTCTATGGACGAGGTTTGCAAAGACGGTTGCAGACTAACGATGGAGGAACAGGTGGAAATCCTGTCAATACCTAAGATTTATTAAATTAACCAAGGAAGGTTAATGATGGAAAAGTACACCGAACAAAATATAAAACAAAATCTATCTGATAAAGAACTTAATGAGTTAGAAGAAAGAAGAATTTCACATCTTAACGAAGCTGGAATTGATGAAAATAAGGTTTTACAGGAAGCCCGTGAGGATGATGGAAACTGGGAAACTTATTTTCAAGAAAATATCACTCGCGGTAAAAGTGATATGGATTTTGTTTATAAAGATCAATGGACGGATTATGAAAGAGAAGAATTTGCAAGAACATTTAAGCCCTGTTTGCAATTCAATAAAATTTATCCTGAAACAAAGAAAATAATCGGTGAACAACGTAAAAATAAGCCTGAATTAATAGTTAGATCATTGACTGGTAAATCATCTCAAGAAGACCTTGATCTTAGATCAGATATTGTAAGAACAATTGCTTATCAATCTCAAAATGATTTGGTTTATCAAATTGCCTTTAAATCAGCTTTAAGCATGGGATATGGTTCATTTCAAGTATTAATTGATTATGAAAGCCCACGTAGCTTTAAAAAAGTAATTAGATATGATGCAATTACTGATGCAACATTGTGTTCATGGGACATTAAGGCTAAAAAACCACACAAAGGTGATGGTAATTATTGTTCGCGTCGATATATTATGTCTTTGGAAGAGTTTTATGCAAGTTTTCCATTTATAACAAATCCTATTTCTTATCCAGACCCTAGGCTTATAGCTAATTTCCAATATCAAGCGAAAGATTATATGGTGATCAATGATCATTTTAGAAAAGAATGGTTTCCATTAATTATTTATCAGCTTTCAAATGGTGAGGTAGCTACTGAAGAAGAATGGAAAGAACGAGAAAAATCATTCGAAGATTTAAAAGAATTTACAAAAGATACTATCACCGGTGAAATTATTGCTCGTGATATTCCGGTTATTGTCCACAAACGACAAACACAAGATTATAAAGTAATGCACTATCGGCTTTTACAAAATCAAATCATTGATTTTACAGAATGGCCATCAAGACAACTTCCAATTATATTTGTTGATGGTGATAGTTATTTTATTGAAGGTCGTCAATATACAAAATCTTATGTTCATGAAGGTAGAGATGTTCAAAAATTATTAAATTATTCTTTATCTGAAGTAGCAGCAGAATTAAAGAATCGACGACGCGAACAATGGCTTGCAACACCAGATAATATTGAAGGTTATGAGCAGCAATGGAGAAATCCAGAAACGCAACTTGGTGCATTAGTTGCAAGACCAGATCCTAAAACAGGTGCGATGCCTCAAAAAATGCCTGCTTGGGATGTATCACAAGGATTATTTGCTACAGCGCAAACAACCAGCCAATATTTAAAAGAAATATTAGGTGATACAGAAGCAGAAGAATTGAGAGGGCGTGATGTATCGGGTAAAGCGCGTCGAGAAAGAAAACTTGAAACTGCAATGTCATCTTATGTTTTCAGCGATAATCTTGCTCAAGCAATGGAACAGGCAGGAAGAGTAGTAAATGACTTATTGCCTTATATTTTTGGTGAAGATGAACATCATTTAACGGTAACTAGAAAAAATGGAAAAACAGAATCGATTATTATTAATCAACGAAAAGATGATAAAATTGTTAATCAAATTATTGATGGCGATTTTGATGTTGAAATTGATGCAGGCCCATCATTTGCAGTCCAGAAAGAAATGGCACTTGAATTTTTACAACAAACACTTCAAGCATTCCCACAAGCATTTCCATTGATTGCCGATTTATACGCTAAAAATCTTGATGTTCAGTTTATGCCTCAAATGGCTGAAAGATTTAAAACAATAGTGCCGCCTGATATTTTAGCTAAAGAAGAAGGAAAAGAACCACCACCACCAAAACCCAATCCTCAAGAACAAATGATGCAAATGGAAATGCAATCGCGTCAACAAGAATTAATGGAACGCGCGAAAGAAATACAAATACGTGAAAGTAAAAATGAAATAGAAAAAGCAGAATTGATGTTAAAAGCGCATGAAATGGGAATGAAAAATGTTCGCGAAGATAGAGCGCATCAAACTGAACTTGCAAAAGCTGATATGGATTTTTCAGCCAAAATTGCAAAAATACTTAGTGATCATCATCAAAAACAATAAATTATGTCTATATGTATACCTTCACAGAATTATTTTTCTATATATACTGATTTTATACAGTAATGGATTTACTGGGGCTACACAGAGGGTCGCTTTTTAAAAGTAGAGAAACTACTTATCTCTGGGGCAAAGAATTGCCAGTGTGGAGAAAATATGGATGAAGATCAAAGTTTGTCAAGTCAAGAACAGGATGGACTTGCAGATGAGGTGAATGAAAGTTTAGGGATGACTTCGGAATCAATGGAAAATGGCGATGCAGCGCCAAATCCAGAAAGTGAACATGAAGAATTACCGAAGGGCGTGCAAGAGCGTCTTGCTAGGCAAAAACGCAAACACGAACGCGAAATGCGAATGATGAATGAACGTATTAATCAACTTCATTCACAACATCAATCCCAACTAAACGAAGCAAATTCACAACATCAAATGGCAAATACCTATAACGCTGGAAATTCCGGCGGTGTAGAGGATCAAATTCACAAGGCAGTCAGCTACGCGCTCCAACAAAAGGAACTGGCGGATCGCAAGGCGCGTGAAGATGAATTTCATCATGCAAATGCAATGCGTTATAAGGAAAAAATTCAAGATTTTAATAAACATCTTGAAGATATGTCCGAAAAATATAACGATTTTGATGATGTAGTAAGAGATGAAAAATTGCCTTTTACTCAAAGCATGATTGATGTTTCTTTACTTTTGCCCAGAAAGGGCGCAGGGAGCGCAGGTGAAGTCCTCTATAAACTTGGTAAAAATCCTCAAGAACTTGATCGTATATCTAAACTCCACCCTATGGATATGGGCGCAGAAATGGTGAGATTGTCTAACGCTTTGATCGGCGGCGAATCTTTTAAAACGCAAGAAGCTCGTCCGCTCGGACAAATCAAAAGCAATCCAATAACCAATTCTCGTTCAATTACAGAAAAGACACCGATAAGTGAAATTCGGAAACAAATGCGGACGAAAAGCGGTTTGAAATAGTTTTCAAATTGTTTGTCAATTCTTAACATGGATGGAGAGCCACGATGGCAAATCAAATTTTAACTACACAGTTAATTAGTAATACTGCACTTGCAACATTTGCAAATAACTCACCTTTTACTCAAACCGGCAGCCGTATTTTCAATCAGGATTTTTTAAATACTGGCTATAAAGTTGGTGATTCTATTCAAGTGAGACGTCAAAATAATTTCATTGTAGGTGATGGTTCTACTGCTACACCACAAGATATTATTGAAACAGTTGAAACAATTACAGTAGCGCACCAATATCACACTATGATTGCTTACACGATTAAAGATTTAACGTTAAGCATTGGTGATTTTAATCGAATGTTTATACAACCAGCGATTCAAAACATTATTTCCCAAATGGAAATTGATATTAATCGCTCAGCAGAAACAGAAATCTACTCATTTGTGGGTAATGCTGGAAGTCCCATCAATTCTTTCTCAACAGTTGATTTAGCTGGTGTGGAACTCCTACAGAAAAGTGTAAATATCTACAATGATGCATACGGTGCAATAACTTTACGTGATGGAAATTCTTTAAAATCTGCTTTGTTAAATCAATTTACACCAGTATTTAACGAAGAAATTGTAAGAAATTCTGCAATCGGTCATTTATCTTATTTTGATATTTTCCAATCTCAAAATATTGTAAAACACATCGCAGGTGCAGGCCCCACTAATTTTCCGGGTGATGCATTATTAGTTAATGGTGCTGTATCTTCTGGTAATACGATTGTATTAGATGGTGCCACTGCATCGATTGCGAATTACTTTTTACCTGGTGATTTAATTTCTATTGCAGGTGTATTTAGTGTTAATAGAATTTCCCGAATATCGACTGGACAAGATATGCAATTTGTAATTACTTCGCCTGCTTCTTCTGATGCTGGTGGAAATATTACAATTCAAGTCAATCCAACGATTATCAGTTCGACTTCGAGTCCGTTGCAAAATGTTAGCAATCCGATTCCAGATAATGCCGTTGTTACAATGATTCCTTCATATAATAACAATGTGTTTTATCCTTCTCGCGGACTTTCGATTGTTACACCGCCATTGAACAAATTGCAGGTTCCTTATTCTTCTATTGCAATTGATGAAGAAACGGGATTATCTCTTGCAATCACGCAATCTGGTGATATCACAGCATATCAGAACTATATGCGATTGGATGTGCTTTGTGGTTTCAAATGGCATCCTGAATATGTAACAAAATTATTGTCTTAAGGAAATTTTAGATGTCAATTTATTGTGTCTATCATAGAAAGCTTTCAATGCGTGTTGTAAACGAAGAAGACAGAAAAAAATTATTGGCATCTAAAGAATGGTTTGATCATCCTATTAAAGAGGAAACCGAAAATGAAAGACCACTACGGAAATGCACAAGGAAAGGGCGCAGCGAATGCAATGCACCAGCAAAAAATGAATGAATCGACTCATGAGTCGAATAATGAATTTATTAAACGAACTCAAATGCAACAGGAAAAATTTGCAGGTAAAAATCCTGATTTGAAACAGGAATCTTTGATGATGAGTTCCTACATGTGTAATAACGGCGAACATGCCTCAGAACTAGGACGCAAAGTAACCGCAGGATTAGACAAGGTTGCATTCCCTGTGAAGTAGACATTCATTATAGGAGTGTCTTGATATGTCTCAAATAGTCAAGACTGTTAATGATGTCATTGTCAATTCGTTATATCTGACGGGGGAACTCGGAGTCGGCGAGACCCCCGATGGCTTCATGTTGGAAACAGGATTAGAACTAGTTAATGAGATTCTTGATAAATTCTCATCAGATAGTATTTTTGTTACTTTTCTCACTGCAATTGATTTTGATTTTGTCGTAGGTCAAGATACTTACTCTATTTCAGATATAGTCCCTTCCGACATTACTCAAGATAGAGTAATTGACCTTTCATTTGCTAACTATGAAGTACCGGCGGCATCTACAACAAAACTTATTTATCCAATAAAAATTATTAATAAGGCAACTTATTATAATGTAACAAGGCAGACAAATTTACTAGCGCGACCCAGTTTTATTTTCTTAAATAAACAGGCAACGCAGAGTTTTGTTACTGTTTATCCAA